CACACTCATGCTATTACTATTGCATACACTCGAGATGATCATAAAATTTACTTTGGTGTTGCATTTTGTAACAATGAAGATGTATATGATAAAAAGTATGGTAAAGAATTAGCTGTTTCACGGTTACACACAAACGGTGATGACGGTATTGATATTGTTGAGGGATCTTCTGTTTGTGAGACTATTTGGAAATATTTGTACTCAAACAAACGTGGTACACGGTTGACATATAACAAACCATCATGGGTAAATGATATTTTGTTTATCCATAAACTTCAGTACAACTTTGCTAGGTTTACTACTCGTGAGCTATATGAAGATCAAAACCGTGGATTTATCAGTAGAATGCTTAACTTCTTTGGAGTTAATTAAATACCTAACATGGAACCTACTGAGTGTAGGTTCCAATTTCTTTTTAACAGGAGTGAAAAAATGAAGTATACATCAGGAGATTTAATATACTTAGCTAAAATGGGTATGTTCGATATTATCGTTCATGGTTGCAATTGCTTTAATTCAATGGGTAGTGGTATCGCAGCTACTATTCGTAAAGAATTCCCAGAAGCATATAGTGTTGATCTCGCAACTAAACCGGGCGACCGTAATAAATTAGGTACATATACATCAGCTACAGTTGATGGATTAATGATCGTTAATGCTTATACACAATACAGTTTTAGTAGAAATGATTTCGGTGATTTATTTGAATATGAAAGCTTTACCAAAATACTTGATACCTTAGCTAATGAATATCCAACCTCAAGTTTTGGATTACCAAAAATTGGGTGTGGTTTAGCACACGGCGATGAAGATGCTATTATGAAAATACTTGAAGGTTTTAGTGCTAAAGTTAAATCAACTGGCGGCATGGTTACACTCGTTGAGTATCATCAGTGAAACAAAAATTTAAAGAATATTATAAAAATGTTGTTATAGAAACAGCTAAACTATCTCATGCTAAACGATTGAAAGTAGGTGCTATAGCTATTAAAAATAACAGAATTATTTCAACCGGTTACAATGGTACCCCAGCTGGATGGGATAATGAATGTGAACTCAAATTTTATCCACTAGATGTAGAGTTAGATCAGGAACCAGAAGATTTTAATAAACAATTTTCATTTATAGATAGTGACGGTGATCGTTATCAACTGGTAACAAAGCAAGAAGTGTTACACGCAGAACATAACTTAATTGCTAAATTAGCTCAAAGTAATGAAAGCTCAAAAGATGCTGTTATTTTCTGTACTGTGTCGCCATGTATCGAATGTGCTAAACTAATTCAAAGTGCTGGGATTAAAGAGTTTTATTATATAAATGATTATCGATCTAATGACGGATTAAAATTTCTCGTTAAATGTGGCGTTAAAGTAGAAAAATTATAGGAGGTGGGGCGTGGGAATGTTTGATACATTTTTAGTAAAAGATAATATTGAATGCCAAACAAAAGATTTGGATTGTGTACTAGATGTTTATAGTTTAGGTGATACTGTACCGTCTCTTGAAGCAATGAGTGATTATTATATTATCGCTGGACATGGTAATGATAAGCATGGAATAATAGTTATCGACAACATTTACCTTGCGTATTGTGAACCAGATAAAGTTAAAGAGGTGTTTTCTACGTTTAGTAGTATGCCTAATGTAGCATTACAAACATTATCTGGTATTGTCAAAAAACGATTAAATGTTAAATTGTTTGAAGCACAAAGTAAATTATACCAAATTATATCTGCTATTAAAGATTACGAAAAATTTAAAGCTGGTCCTGGCACTGATGATCATCAAATGTATCGTATACTATCAAGAGGATTTTTTGAACGTTTTGAACAGGGTGATGATATTGTTGATATCATTAAAGAGCTTTTAGAGAAAGATAGTCAAGTGGTACAACTATGAAAGCAATATTTACTGTAGGTATTAGTGGGTCTGGAAAATCAACATGGGCTCGCGACCAACAAGGCTATCGCGTCATCGACAGAGATGTTATTAGACGTAGGGTTTTAAAATCAAAAGAACCTGAGTATGATAAACATCGTGAAAATATGTGGTCGAATTGGGATTGGGATTGGGAATCAGAAGTATCTAAAATTGAATATAATCAATTGATGCATCATATCATGTTGAATGAGAATGTAATTATTTGTGAAACTCATTTAGGTATCAAACAAGACGGTCACCATCTAACTGAAATGAAAACAGCTCTTGAAGATGCTAATTATGAGGTATCATATCATTATAGCAAGATTGAGTTAGATGAAGCTATTAGACGTGACCGTAAACGTCTTGATAGTGTCGGAGATTATGTACTTTATATGCAATGGCTTAAATGGCTACAATTACCAACGGTATTAACAGGTATACGGAAATATGTTAAAGATGCAAATAAAACAAAATGCATCGTATCTGATATTGACGGTACAGTAGCAAGAAATACGGGTAGACCACCATATGAATGGAGTAGGGTAGGTGAAGACTTACCTATTCCCGAGATTGCTAATTTAGTAAAAGTCTATAGTTCAATTGGATATAAAGTTATTTTTTTAACTGGTAGAAGTGAAGAATGTCGTCAAATCACGACAGAATGGCTTAAAGAACATGTTGTAGAAGAGTTTGAAATGTTCATGAGACCTGAAGGAGACTATTCAAAAGATAGAGATCTTAAAGAGAAAATGTTTTTTGAACATATTGAACCTAACTACAATGTTGAATTTGTTATAGATGATCGTAAACAAGTTGTTAATTTATGGACAGATATCAACGTTAAATTATTAAACGTTGGAAATATATACGAGGTATTCTAATATGAATTGGACAAAATTAGCGATACGAGCTTATAGATTAGGTACAAGATTTCATGGTAAGCGTCAGTTTTTAACCGAAAGCTTTATCTATGGTTCTATACCTGTTGATAGATACGAATGTATAGAAGTGGAATTTAATGATGTTACTGGAGTCGTTAATTTAACAACCCCAGAACTAAAAATAACTTTAGATGGTCTTGAAAAATACCATAAAGTTCAATCTGAAACTGATACAGCTAGATCATACGCGACAGTAGATGATTTAATTTTTTATGTTCGTGAATATTATATTAAAAATTTTAAAGATATTAAATTTGCGCTTAATTAAGGCCTCATATGAGGCCTTTTTTATACTTTAAAACCGGTAACAGTCCAGTATACATCTCTAGGTGTCGCATAATATTTTTTTAATGCAGCCGAGTAATACGTAGGAACCAGAGCTATCAACCAATCTACGGTGCAACCAGATTGTGTTACAAGTCTTGTTATCATAGCTGATGTATCCATAGTTTCATTGTGGAAATTACCAGACTTTGCGAGGCCTGGCTCCATCATATGAGTAGCTGTTACCATGTATGGTATTTTTAATTTAATATTGTTAGGGAACGTTATATCAGTGCCAACAAACGTTGAATTACCGCCTGCTAACCCAGAGCTTGAACTTTTAACTGTTGTTTGTGAAACGCCACTAATCATTACCATTCCGTTACCGAAATCAACGTATGTGACATTACCTGCTGGACCAGCTGTTACACTACCCGCTGGTGGAGCATTCGTAGCTTGGATTGCTACAGTAGCTGATAATGGATCAGCTATAATCCATGGACTAACCGTGTATGGACCAACATTCAACACACCACCATACACCTTTACCGTTAGAGTACAAACTGTATTAGCAGTAGCTGTATACTTGAATGAGTGTATTTCATCCCTTGCTGCAATTGCAGATAGACCACCTGTTGTGTCATAAACTTGTGTACCGTTCGCGTCAATGACAAAGGTTGGTGGTGTCATATTTGCACTAGTACTTGTTTTGCTGCGGGTCGCGCCAAATCTTATCTCATAATCAATTGTAATTGAGTTAGATGGGATAGATAACGTAACAGTTCCATCAGGTGTTGTTGGAGTAGCGGTACGTGAAGCAGGCATTGTAATTGGAGATCCGTACACAGATAATTTAGTTACCGTTGAACCTCCACCACCAGCTGCAACAGCATCTTTAATACGATGATTTACCCACCCAGCTGTTGGTACATTTAATGCGTCTAATTTCTCTTCAGGAACTGTTGGTTGTGTTGTTGGTTGTGTAAACGCAAACGGGTGAGCTGTTAATGTATCACCAGCTCTCTTAACATACAACGAATTAGCACGCTCTTGATTCAATACGAGTTTTTGATCACTCCAGTTAGCTGCATCGATATCAACTTTTAACCAATTATTTTTTGTAAACGTTAAATTGTTTGTTACAGTTGTACCTGTCGTGCTCGTAATCGGTATATAAAGTCCTGAACCAATATTAAGATTCAGTTTCGATAATTGATTGGTAACCCATATAGCTGGTACAGCTTGAAGGGAATCATCGGCGAGTTCACATGAATCCGCTGATAACCATAATGGACCACTCATAGTAATTTCTTCAATCGCTTTTTTATTTACACCAAACGATACGAAATTATCTTCTGCATATCCTTTTGTGATAGCATGGTTCTGTTTTGTTGGATTGCTTAATATCTCGATAGATTTTGGTACCGTAATTACTGCGTCCGTAGTCATTGTACCACCTGTTAATGGTAAATACAAGCTCGTAATCGCATTAAGATCGTTAATATCGTACCCTAACATACTGAATACCTTTGCTAGGTATGATCTATTAACGACATCTTCATCGTTAACAGGTTCAGCTGATACCTTTACCATTCCACCGCCAGTAACAACTAGATCGCTGTCCCAAGCTAACTCTAACGTACCTATATCAGTACCACCTGTTAGACGTATATACCTATTATCAAAATACGGAGTAGCATGCTGAGAAGGGTTAAACGTTTTTAACATTGTATTAAGATTTTCTTCATTAAACAATGTACTGTCGTCACCGGTAATATATTGATAACCCTCACCTACACCAGCACCTTTATATAATTTTAGCTTACCTTCACTAGAATCATACCATAGCTGACCAATGGTGCTTGCACCACTAGGTTCCGCCATACCAGCAAAGTTCTCTAATAGATGAACCATATTGGTCCACAACAGCTGACCATAGTTAGGATAATTATGTCCACATAACGTTAATGATGTGCTGGTATTGTTTACCGTTCCTTCTGTAACCGTGAACGGTAATTTGATAGCACTTAAAGGGTCAGCGACAATATCCGATGTTGAAAATTTTATTTTATAGTTTGACATATCTTACCTTAATTAAGCGAAGCCTTTACCGATAACAACACCGAACCAGAATTCATTCAAACTCATGAATTGAAACACATCAATACCAGCTGCAGAAGTGGTAGGTTTGGTACCGCCTTCCCATAAAATTGTATTATTAGCTGTACCACTAATATTTACCTCTAACGTTTTACTTCTTGCTGCTGCAGCAGATGTAGCGTACTGAATAGATACAGTAATTGTGCAATTGTTGTAATCAATAGCGCTAGGTAACTTAATGGTAGGGTTAACACCGGTAGCGCCTGCGAACCCTGTCACATTGAACACTGTACCTTCTCTAAAACTATCTTCAGATATATCAATAATATTAGTACCGCTAGCTATAGGTAACGCTACTGATTTAGCAATTTGAATACCTGTATGTACTACCTTTGCGGGTAATATAACTGTACCAAATGTACTTGAGGTATCAAATTCGTTAGAGTTATTAAAATTAACACCACCGAAATAATGTTCATCAGCGTACGCTTTAGTAATAAAGTATGGTTTAAATTTAGCATCATCGCTAGTGATGTTGTTCATGAACTCATTATTCGTTTTTGCTGACGATAATAATGAACCTGAAGCTGTCATTTTTACAACTTTAGTATCGCCTAAAACTTCAACAACCCCGCCAACTTTTAAATTTTGAGCAATATTAACATCATAACCTGATAACACTAAACCACTATTACTTGTTGTGAAATAATTAGTAGATACGGTACCGCTCCCACCACCTAAATCAGTCCAAATATGTACGTTATTAGATTCTTCACACAATTTTAATTTTTTGAGGCCGGAATCATACCATAATTGACCGGTAGTTGGGTGCACCGGTGCATTTTTACTACAGAAATTTTCTAACATGTGTACCATGTTAGACCAAAGTGTATCTCCAAATGGACTCGAACCTTTACCCAACAGTTTCAACGATGTGTTTGCTGTATCAATTGTATTGTCTGTTATAGAAAAAGCTTGTTTTTGAAGCAACGATGATTGAGTCGCGTCATCTGTTGCTGTAAATTTAATTGTATATGATGCTGTCATCGTTCTATATTCTCAATTTTTAATACCAAATATATATTTAGCTGTTATTTTAATACTTTCAACGTGTTAATCAGGGTTTCATAAATAACGCTGACTCTGCTTGACGTCGACGTGTTAACCCATTTAATACCTTCCCAGCTGATTTATTCCATTTCAAAAATTCTTTTGCAGCTTCATCATACTTACCTTCATTAACACGTTTCAATAAGGTTGATGATTTTAAGTTTGCAATACCGCAATTATACGCAAAGCTAACTAATGCGCCTTTTTGGTTTTCTGTTAACTTAGCTGTTACAAGCGATAATGTTTTCTTTTCGAAATCTGCTAAAATAGCTTCAAATAACGCGTCTGCGCGATCTTGGGTAATCACATCTGATTTGCTAACTTTTGTGTTGTTCTCATATAAGGTATTACCCCATCCAATGGTGTAAAACTTTTTTGCAGCTTCACGTATTTGTTTTGAGGTTGCGCATTCGTATGCATGTAGCTCACATGCTTCGAATGATTTAATTAGGTCTTTCGATTCTTTGTTTATCATGGTAGTACCTTTATTAAATCAAATATTTATACTTGAATTATATTGGCAAATACTTTATAATATAATTTTTATTCTGTGTGAGTTATTATTATGGAAATGCCTTGGGACGTAAAGTATCAAGTTACTACACTATCAAAATTTATCTTTGAAAATGAAGATGATCGTGATTATTTTACAAATTTAGCTGACATCCCTAATTTATTGCTATATGGTAAGCCAGGTACTGGAAAAACATCATTAGCTAATATATTAATCGCTAAATTTAATATTGATCCGTTCGATGTTCTTATATTAGATGCGTCAAGTGATAATGGCGTTGACACGGTTAGGGATAAAATAACTACATTTGCAACTACTGCTGCTTTAGGTGATTATAAAGTTGTGTTGCTTGATGAAGCTGATTACTTATCGAAAGCTGCTCAAGCTGCATTAAGAGTACCAATGCTGAACTATTCTGATAATGTTAGGTTTATTTTAACCTGTAATCATATTCATAAAATTGAAGAAGCAATTAGATCAAGATGTTCTAAGTTTCATTTTAGAGCTCCTCCAAAACATGAATTTTCTGAACATGTTGCTAAAATCTTAATTAAAGAAAATGTAAAATTCACATTAGATGCAGTTGATTATTATACTGATAAGTTCTACCCAGATATGAGGAACTTACTTAAAACTGTTGAACCTCGTTGCAGAAATGGTGAGCTAGTAATCAAAGATGTATCTACTCTGAATATTGTTGAATATATTGAAAACGGGAATTGGCAACAATTACGGTTAGATATTGAAGCAAATAAAGATGTGATTGACGTAGAAGAACTATTTACAGAGCTATATGAAAATTTACAACAATCTGATAAATTTAAAAATATTAGCAATTATGAGAACGGTGTAATCACTATTGCTAACTGGATGAATAAACAGGGTGCTAATCAATTTATTAATTTGATTGCATGTGTTATTGAATTAGGTATTATATAAGGAGTTGGTATGTCTTTACCAGATAGTGAGTATTTAAACGAATGTTTTAATTATAACCCTGATGCCGGTACACTTGTTTGGAAAATAAGACCTGAGCACCATTTTGAAAATGAACGAGCTATGAAGTTGATTAACACTAGACAAGCTGGTAAACTTGCAGGTTCAACTCCATCTGAAACGTGTCAAAGTCATGTTCGTGTTCTTGGAAAATACTATTCTGTTAAAAAAATTATTTGGAAGTTGATGACAGGTGACGAACCAAAATGGCATCTAAGATTCAAAGATGGTGATTCTAGTAATTTATCTTTTACTAATATTATACCAATCTCAGATAAACCAATTTTTTCAACCGGTTACAAATGGGTAACTAAAGTTAATAAAAGTTTTGTCGCCAATGTATCGCACCAATCTATCCGATACTATATAGGTGTTTTTGAAACCGCTGAATTAGCGTATGAAGCTAGTTTACGCAAAAAAGAGGAGTTATTAAATGCAATCTAATAAACGTATATCAAAACCACTACCTAGTTTACAATACTTGCGTGAAGCTTTTGCTTATGATCCTGAAATTGGATTATTAATGTGGAAAGATAGACCAGTAAGCCACTTTAAGTGTAAGTTAACATATAGTCGAACTAACGCTTTAACTGCAGGTACAATAGCTGGTTCACCTTATAATAATCATAGAGTTCAATCAGGTATTTCAGCTAATGTGTGTATTAATAACGTTGAGTATACTGTACCGAGAATCATTTATAAATTAATGACAGGTAAAGATCCAGTAAAGCTACTATATGTACGCGGTTGCACGTGGCCTTATATTCCTTTTAAAAATATCAAAATGGCTAGACAATGAAAGATCCTAAAAAAGTAATTCACCAACAAAGTACACAATTAGATAAAACCTCTTGGTTACGAAAGTTGGATAATCTTCAAACGTTAGTTAAGCAAGTTAATAGCTTAGCTGATCAAATAAGTGAAATTGAAGAGAAAAAGATTCCAATCATTGATCAAATTGCTGAATTACGTCAGCAAATGGTTCAAGAGTGTATCCACCCTGTAGATCAGTTAATTGAGTATGATACTTATACAGTTTGTAAGTTTTGTGAGAAACGTATTAATCTTCTATAGTATCCCTTGATCTCCTTAGGGAGATCAAATGACAATACTGTTTTTATATCTAGGTATACAAACCGTATGTCATTTGATCTACCTTAACTCTACTATGTAGAATTTGATGTTGATTTTCTATAATAAATATTATATAATAGGTTTTTAAGATGATAGAGTTATCGCATATAACAGGATTAGATGTTTTTTTTGCAATATTAGCGTTACTTATATTAATTATAATATATTTGATAATCCAATTAACAATCACAATAGTTTTTGTTCGAAACAAAGTTGAGTCGTCCGTCTCAATATTTCAAACTATTAACGCTATAATAGCAAAGGTTAAAGGTAAAACATGAACATATATGAAATATTAACAACGTTGGCTGAAACATCAAAAACCAATGTTAAAGTATCAATATTGCAAGATAATAAAGATAATAATGTGTTATCAACAGTATTTGAGCGAGCATTAAACCCAACAGTTAACTACTACATTAAAAAAATCCCAATTTATACACAAATCAGTTCTGAGTTATCGTTATCAAAAGCTATCACAATGCTTGATAAATTATCAAACCGTACATATACTGGCGGTGAAGGTATACAACATTTAAAAAATATTTTATCTCGTGTTAGTAGTGAAGATGCTTCTATCATTGAACGTATTATTAAACGAGATTTAAGATGTGGTGTTAATACTGCAACCGTTAACAAAATTTGGAAAGATTTAATCCCTGAATTTCCTTATATGAGATGCTCATCATTAAGCTCATCTAAAATTAAAACATGGGATTATTCAAAAGGTGTCGTGTCACAATTAAAAGCTGATGGTAGATATAACAACGGTAATAAAGTAAAATCAGGTGAAGTTGAATTGTTAAGTCGTTCTGGAATTCCATTACCTAATGCAAAGTTCACGGGCGTTGTTGATACATTGAATCAATATTTCGATGATAACACTCAAACCCACGGTGAATTCTTAGTAATGAGAGATGGTAAAATACTTGATCGTGAAATTAGTAACGGTATCATGACTAGTATTTCAAAAGGTGGTGATTTTGGACCGGGTGAAGAAGCTGTTTATTTAATCTGGGATCAAATACCATTATCTGAATCGTTACCAGGTAACAAATACCATGTTAAGTATTCTGAACGTTTAGAGAATTTAAAACGTCAATGTGCGCAAATACCTGAAGATCACAAATACATTCAAATCATTGAAACAAGAATCGTATATAATGTTGATAAAGCTATTGAGCATTTCGAAGAAATGTTGCGATTAGGGTTAGAAGGTACTGTACTGAAACACCCAGATGCAATTTGGGAAGATACAACAAGTAAGTTTCAAGTTAAACTGAAACTTGAAGTCGATGATGTTGATCTCGAAATTGTTGGGTTTAACGATGGTAACGGGAAAAATAAAGAACTATATGGTTCTATTTTATGTAGATCAGGTGACGGGTTATTAGAAGTTAACTACTCCGGATTTAAAGATGCTGTTCGTAAAGAGATTTCTACTAACCGTGAGCAATTGATCGGTACAATATTAACAGGTAAATCAAATTCGATTATGAAACCTAAAAAAGCAGATGGTTTGTATTCGTTATTTTTACCAAGATTTAAAGAATTGCGTAACGATAAACTAAAAGCGGATACGTTACCTGAAATTGAAGCTAAGTTTGAATCAGCAATCGATAAAATCCGAAAATATTTGTAATAAAAAAGGGCGCATACACGCCCTTAGCTTATATGTTGAGTACTGTAGGTGTTAACGATGTAGCAAATTCTATATCATCTACAGTAACATGAGGTATTAATATCTCATGATCTTCAGCATTTATCTGGAATAAATTTCCAAATAAATTTAATTTTTCTTTTGGTACGATAACAAATGAAGCTATTTGATCTGATAATATGTTATGTACTGATGTAGCTAGTTCGGTAAAGTTAAATGATTCACCAAAATTCCATGAATTAATATCAAAGAAGCTGTTAATTTCATCAATTATAGCTATTTTTATTTGAATATCTGTTAAGGTTGAATTAGGTGAACGGACTACAACAAATTTAGCTTGCAATCTTGGATCTGATTTAGCTCCAAACAATATTTTAAACTCACCTGATCTCAAAATTAACTCATCAGATACCATTTTGCTACCTGTTAGATAACCGTATGCTGTTTTTAAATCTAACGGAGTGGGTTTTATAGGTCTGTTTTGCTGGTTACCGGCCACCCAATTATGCATACTATCATAATAACCTTTGGTGATGATAAACGTATCAATAATATTTGAGGTAGATGGGTTAATTCTATTAGAACCCATAGAAACATGCTTCCACAAATATGAAAGGTTTATTCTCCCAGATTTACGATCATATCTAACATGGTTGTTAGCTTGATGTTCTGTATACCATTGACGTTTAACTTCTTGATCAGTAACTACAAATGGATGATTTCTTGAAGCTCTTTCAAAATAAACATAGTCTTTGATAGTTATAGTTAGTTTCGTGTTTAAACCGTATGAAGATACTGTAATTGTGTTTGCAACAGGTCTAATATCTTTATTAACAATTTCATCAATAACGATCGTTGTACTATCTACATCACCGGTGTACTCAATGTCCATAGCCAAGAATTCATATCCAAGATCTAAAGTAGGTACACCTACGTCTAATGAATCAAATGGCATATCAAAAACATGGTTGAATAATTTGTGAGTGTTACTTGCAGTGTAATAATCTTCAACAGCTAAATCTATATTCAATTTGTTGTCTAGTACATAGCTTAAATCAGCTACGTCAGGTATACCATCGTTATTTTTATCATTAATCGTAACTTCAACACTGTTATAATCTGGTAACCCGTTGTATTCATTTAATGAATTATAAATTTTAGAACCTAAAACCGGAAACTCAATATTATAAGGTAAGAACTCCATGTTATTTTTAGTGCGCTTAGTAGCAGAATTTGTCTCTAATAGCGTTATTGTATCACCTCTTTCATACACTCTAAATTTAGTAGTTGGACTATGTGCAACCAATTTAGCAGCATTATATGAAATAACATATTCTGTTTTAGTTACACTAACATGGAACAACCAGTCAGGTGTAGTGACTAATGCAGGAATATATGAAATATCGTCGCCATATATTGCGAACGGATATTTAGGGTTTGGTGGGTTACCATCAGTGACATAATACACTGTACCCATAAAATCAAATAGTATACTGTGTAATTCTGTATTGGTAAAATATCTACGATTAACAATATTAGTTTTTAACCTAAAAAACGCTACATGGGTATTTGACAGTAAAGGTTGAATATAATTAGTAATAACCGTTAACGGCGATGTGTTAATAGGTATATTAATCGTTTCTGTATAATCATTTACATATAACGATAGGTCAGTACCTAAATGTGTAATGTGTTGATATGTATCAGATGAATCATGCAATTCTGTATATTTTGATGCACCTACATATGTTCTGTTTATCGATTTCAATTTCAAAATTGCACTATCGCGTAACATATACGAATTATAGTCGCGTGCTGTTACCATACGATTTTGTGTATAGTATGTAGCTGGTGCATTAATTTTAATATGATCTAATTCTTCACTAGCGCTAGCGTTTTGTATAGGGTGTAACAGTGAATATGTAAATGTTAATACTTGCGCGGTTTTATTCGCATCCAAATAATTAACATTCGATGTAATGTTATTGATAGCAGATTCTGGTATAACAACAGGGTCAGGAGATGAGGTACGATACCATATATCAAAATCACCGTACGGTATTTTTGCATAATCATCATCACCAAACCAAATTTTAATACCGTCGTTAATTAATGTTTCAATTTCATATCTATAACGACTGCTATTATCACTGAAAATAACATTTTGTGCGTTTGTTGTATCTGTTTCAACCCATAACGGTGTGTTTAATACATTTTTAGATTCATCTGCAGTGTTAACAGTAATTTCATTAACCCATACGTCAATATCGTTAATGTTAGTACTAGAAGGTTGATAAAATGCATGCGGAGTTAAATCTGTAAACGATTTGCGAACACGCGATAAATCACCTTGTTTAGTTAAAATGAAAAACCCGGTGTTTACAGACGCATCACCTAGACCATCTGTACCATATAAAATATTAAATTGGTTGTTAGTGTGCGGTCTTTGTTCTACTGGACCATCATTTGTTAATTCAGATGAAGCTAAATTCATCTGTATCGTTTTACTCTGTACAGATACTTTATATGGAATTACACAATTTACCAATGGAACATTATTAAAGGTATATAATTCGTATACTTGATCGTATACTTGCTTTCTACGAATAGGTTCAACATCACCAAACGATTGTTTGATAACACTATTCAATACAGCAAAGAATTGATGCTTCCAGTTTGGGTTACTAGCATCATTCCATATGATTTTAGTTTTAGCTAAATTGTTACCGTTAATATCGTATACATTTTCAGTAGTTGATATCGATGTAATTTTTACTAACCCTATGCCTGGTTTATTTCTTGATGGTTTATATGATATAAATTTAGCTAAGCGTAACACTGAGTCTTTTCTTTGTGCTAAACTGAGTAAATTTTCATTAGACAACATATCAAGACGGTATGAGTATAACTCGCAGATATACGCAAACGCTTCGATATTCATCACAAACTCATCTGTTTCAATCCAGTTGTTGAATTCTGGATGCATGAGTTTAAAATAATCAATCAATGACTGCTTTACATTAGCATAATCGAAAGATGTGAAATTAATAAACTTAGATGCTTTGTATATCGCATCCCAAGATTCGGCTTTTGATAGATGAATTTTTGACATAGTCAGTATTTTTTATATCCAAAAATGGTGGTAACCAAAATATTTATAGTAAGTTTATAATGTGAACTCTAAATTGAGTGATATACGGTTCGTCATATTTAATTCAATATAATTAACGTCGATCGTACAGGTAACTGAGTTCCGATCATAATCAGGTACTACCGATAAATTACGTAATGATACCCGTGGATCATAATTGACAACCGCTTGTAATTCAGCTTTAATATCACTGAGTACAGATGTCGTCAATGGCTCAAATAACTTATCTGGTATTGTAGTACCAAATGTTGGCATCATTATTCTTGAACCTTTTTTTGTAAATATATGATTCATAAGATTTCTTTCTACTAAGGGAATATCTGTCATTTTAAACGTATTATTCCCGTTATTTTCTAACTGAATAGCTGTAGACATTGGCGCTACTGTAGAAACATTATAAGTTGTGCCAAGATCATCAACAATTACACCAATATGCTTGGACGGAAATTGACCTTTTGATATAGATCCTGATTTAAAACCCATTGTAGAGTACCCAGTATAAACAGACATTATCTTCTCCAATATTTGTTGCGTTTACCACCATTTTTACCGACTTCTGGGTGGTCGTAGCTGTATTTTGGTGATTTATCGTAATCACCAGCTGAATCTGTTCTACCCCAAGGTTCATGTCCTGGTTTTCTAGTTACATATGCAGCTTTTTTAGTATCTCCTGGTGCAGCTATTCTAGGACCTTGCATTTTACCGAGCACAGATGATGCTGTACTAGGTGGTACAAGGTTTAAAACTCCTTCAATTTCACTACTACCCATTTTACCGAATAGTGTACCTAAATCATGAGGCATCATCGAATTCATCATACCTCCCAACATTTCTTGTGGAATTTTATTTAACACGCCACCCATTAACTCGTTAGGTATAGCATACATTAAATTTCCTAAATCTCCTGGATGTGCATTACTCAATACATGTCCAGCGCTTCGTCCATTCATACATCCCATTAAATGACCAACGCCGTTTAACCCATTTAATTGTCCTTTACCTAACGTCGCTGCTATACCTGTCATATGATTTAAATCTAACGTACTACCAGCCATCCCTGTAACCGCTCCTAACATTCCACCCATACTACCAAGCATTCCCAACGATGGTAAAGTCCCTGCCATATGAGATAATTGACCAGCTATATCTCCCACTTCAGCTACAATTTCACCTGCTTCAGCTGCAACACCCTCTACAGCTGCTGCAACGTTTGCAACTGCACCTGTAGCTGCATTAGCGATACCGCTTAATGCTCCGGTGATATCGTCAGCAATGATACCAGTTAATTGGGTTAACATATCTGCACCCATATCTAATAGTCCAGTTAAACTCGGAATGTGTAAAGCTGGCATTGATAATGTCACCGGTAAAGCCATAAGCATTGCTTGTAACGTGCCTAGCATACCAGCTATATCTGGAATTTGTGCCATTAAATCGTCTATGATTTCTTTAACGTTTGGAATATCTCCTAATGCATTTGCTAGCATATCTGCAACATTTGGAAAGTTAGCAAACCCGTTTGCGATCATATCAGGTAGCCCGCTAAGAACTCTAGAATACATTCCTAAGGTTCCTAGGATATCACCTCCTGGCATATTGTTTAACATGTTACCTATTCCACCGCATCCTAACAGTTGGAATATACTATGTATGTCTCCATGTGCTACACCTTCGAACATTTTTGCGATATTGGCACCTGGCATTCTACCCATAATATCAAATAAAACACCACTCTCCAACATACCTAATACACTGTTTGGATTTACCATGTTACTCATAACATGTCCAATATCAGCGCCATGCATTAACTTAAACAACATATTAGTATGTCGAGGTTGCATAGTTCTAAAAATATCTGACATTGCTTGAATAGGCATTGTTCTAAATGTATGACCGATATCAGCTTGTGTCATACGTCGTTGTACAAACAACGGTCTCACCTGCTCAGGCATCTCATCGATAATTTCACCTATGTCAATTTGTGGTTGGTTCGCGTATATCGATTGATACTTTTCATCTTGTGGAATCTTGGAAGATGGTACATGAGGTATTACTTTTTCTAATTGCTCTGTAGTTAGTTTAGATAAAATATCAGATGCGTGATCTGCGGTCGCACTACCTAATGATAACCCAAGTAAATCGTTAGGTAAGAAAGATGATATTTTACCGTTTGGTGATTTTTGAATTAATGATCCAATATCACCGATATTTAAATTCGTTAATACATTTTTAGGTAATGATTCTAATGTAGATGATATTAGATCTTCCGGTAAGGAATTCAATATGTTACCAATTTTACTACTATCGATTATCGATAACGGGTTACCTACACCTTCAGCATTCATTGATTTAATCAAGTTACCGACACTTTCACCTGGTAATTTTTCTAATAACGATCCAACTTCAAAGCTTGGCATGTTAGTAAACATATCAAACACGTCATCATTTGGCATTGCATTCAAAATATCTCCAGCAGCGTCGCCTGGTAATTTATCTAACATACCTTTCAAA